CTATATTAAACACTTTCTGTTTCTTTGGTTTCTGTTTTAACTTCTACAGCTTCGGCTTGTGCTTTCAACATCTCTGCTTTCTGATTCTCATGGTCTTGGATTTTCTTTGTCAAAGTCTGGACTTGTGAATTCACTTCCTTTAAATACTGTAATTTTTCAACTGGCTCCATTTCTTGTATTTTATTAAGAGCTTGGCTACTAAACGTTGCCTGGTCTTCATAATATGGAGTCTTATAATTGTCATATGTCATACCTTGAGTATTTCTAAATAATATCTCTCTAATTGACATAGTTTGATTTGGTGTTGTAATTACTTCACCACTATTACTCTCTGCTTTTATTTTAACAGTGTTCCACTTATTGTGAACTTTCGGTTTTTTGCTCATTTTCTTTCTTTTGTAAATTAGACATTAATAAACTATTTAATCTTCCGATTTCTTTGTACAACAAAGCTAAAGCTGAACCGTTTTCATATACCATATCTTTGGTAGTTCGGTCCTTCATATAGTTCTTTTTGTATTCCTCGAATTTCTTCATAAATTCTTTTGTTTCCTCTTTGTTGTCTTTGACATCTGCTACAGTCTCGGTTCCTGCTATGATGTCTTCTGTGTTTACTTTTGAATTGTGTACTACTTTCATTTAATTAATATTTATGTTAAACTTGGGTTTGAGAAATATGGAATTGGTCTAATAGCATTTACTTTATGATATAAACTCATCCAAATTTTATCTTCTGTTGCATCTTGAATTGCAAATATTCTGTCATCTGGTGTACATTCTATAAATGACTGATTAAGTAATGGAGCGCCTCCTGTAAATCTTCTTGATAATTCCCAGTGTGCTAATGTATCTCTAAAATCTCCTGCTACTCTGTTCTGTGCATATTTGTACTCTGCATATCTCTGCTGATAACCAAATATTGTTGAATCATCTGTTGAACCGTCAACATATATCTCTTTGTTATATACTTCTTGTTCTCCTAAATTTGCAAATTGTGGGAAATAATGGTCAAACTTATCGAACTTCTGCCAAAATCTATTTAATCCTTGTACATAACTTGCTTTTGGTATTACTCTACATAATCCTAAAATAATTCCATGCTCATCAAATGATTCTGTAAATCCTATATTATCTCCTAATGCTAATGCATGACCTGACATATCTCCTTGTGGTCTATCTTGTGAAGCTCCAGTACTTGCTGAACTTGTTTGTGCATATGTACTTAATACTTCTGAGATCATAATTGGTGTTTTTCCACCTCCTAAATACTTTGGTATCTGTACTGTATAATCTGGAATTTTTTCTCCAAAAATTGCATATATCTGTTCTCTATATCTTGAACCTGCTCTCGCCATTAATTCTAACCACTGTTGTAATGCTGATGCTTTTCTTAATTCATTAATAGTTGCACCTGTTGCACTACTTAAATCTACTGCGTGTGTTCTTGATACATCTGGTCCATAATATTGACCTGTTGAATCTTTTAAACTACCATATGCATCTGTAGTATATTCTGATGCTGAAGCACTATTAATAGTACCTATTGGGTCTACAGAATATCTCTCTCTCATTACAGTATAATCTTGACCACCTGCTGCAGAATAATCTCCAAATACTAAAGGTGCTACATCACCTAATGGTAATGTTACTTCTCCGCCTCTTTGTAAAAATGGTAATGAGCTTGTAAAATAATCTTTTTCCCAGTTACTTTTTCTTAATGTTAACTGGTCTGCAATATCTCCTGTATCTGTTTCTATACCACTATTTGTGTATTGTGGATACTCTGTACCTACATTTTGGTCTCTAAAATACTCATGCCATATTAACTGATATGCTCTAAACGGTAATAATGATAAATATTGTTCTCCTGTATTACCTGCCCAAGCTCCACCTTCAGCTGATGCTGATGTATGTACTGGTGGGACTCCTAAATAATCTGCTAATCCACCTTTTTGTAAATGTGTTGATGTAATCGCTGCACTTACATTAATTCTTGGATAGGAGGGTAGGTCGTTTCCATCCTCTCCACCTGTAATAAAATCTTTCCATTCGTCCCATACTAATCTGTAAGGCACGAAAAAATAATCTAGTTTAAAATCCACATTGTGCATCATAGGTGCTAATAATGGACTGAATCTAATTAACTGTTGTGTGTCTACTTTGAAACTGTCTCCTGGTATTACATCCTGTATAAAACAAGGATATAAATTACCCATGTTTCCAGTCATTTTGACTTCATGCGATAAGTCAAAGTTGTTTTTCTTTGGCTTATTTACTAAAATTGAATTCATAATGTTTCGTTATTAATAATTTGGTTTTCTTTTCGGAGATTATCGTTATCTTTTGATTGCATCCACTGATTAACATCTCCGTTATAATTAATCAGTAAATTTTCTTTATGTTCTTTTAACTTTTGGTCTATATGTTTATTGTAACTTTCTTCACTTAATCTTCTAATCCATTCTTTATCTTTTACTTCTTTACCGTCTTCCAACATTGTATATATTTTATATAAATATGCTTTTGGTAATTTTCTTAATGTTCCTTTTTTGTCTCTTATTGTTGTTAACTCAAACTCTCTTAAATAATTTTTATACTCATTTAAAAATCCTGTTCCAATCATTGGTCTTCTAGACATATTTGTAAATGGTCTCTGTCTTAAATCTTTCTTTCCCCACTGCTTGAACATATACTTGGTCGTATAATTAATTGATGCTGAAGATACTTTTCCTATATCTACGAATCCTAAAGGGTGTCCTGTTTGTGTATTCTTCCATTGTGATTCTATTGGTTTTAAATTTGCTATATCATAATTAAATAATAATATATGATAATGAGGTCTGTTTGTTTTACTTCCGTATTCTCCTACTGCATAATATCTAATCTGTTTACTATAATTTTTTACCTCACTTTTTCTGATGCCTAATTCACGTGACACATATGCCACGTGCGAATTTCTTAGACGTTTAATATAATCTTGTAAATCTTTTTTGTTTAATGTTGGTATACCTTTATTCCTAGGTATACTTGCATCGTTATACGTTAATGTTATAAATAATGCTGAATCTGAATATAAATATTCATGTTCTAATCTTAAAGACCAGTCGCTTCGTCTTTTCTTTTTACAGTTTAAACACTTACCGCACGGTATCCTAAAGTCGATATCATTAAGTTTTATGCTATTACTACATGCTGTTGCAATAATGTCTGGCACCATGCCGTAAGTATCTAACTGCCTTAACTTCATACTAACTTAATCTGATTCCTCCTCTTTTTGCTAATATGTACTTTGAACTTCTTCTTTTTGAACGGTATTTTCTACCTCTTGTGTTATAATTTCTCATATTACTTTTTAATTACTGTACTCATATGACTACCTGTGTAATCATACTTTTCTGTTATACTTCCTGTTTTTCTAAATATTGATTGTAATCCTGGTGCAAGATTTTTAAATACTTGTGAACCTACTAATGCACCTATTACTGATTGTGCAATTAATCTATCTTCTGCTTTTGTCATATCCAGATTAAATATTTTCATCACTGCTGCTAACATGTTACCTTTATGCATTCCTTTTTTCTCGTTCTTTAAATACTCGTTATTTAATGCATTTACTGTTTTTTGATTTAATATATTTTGATCTGTTAATCCTTTTTGACTTCTTAAATTTTCTACTTCTTGTGTCATCTTACTTGTACTTGCACTTAAATTGTCCATTTGATATTTGGACATCTCTTTTGCTATACCATACTCTCCTGCTTTTACTGCTCCTGCTATTGCTTGATAACCTGCATTTGCTTCATTAAGCTTTCTTTGACTATTTAATAATGACATTTGTGCACCTGTTGCTACTGATTGTGCTAAATCTACTCCATGGGTTTTTGCTTGCTGAACTCCTGCGAATCCAGTTGCATTTCCTGTATTTCCTTGTCCATACATTAATGCAGGATTTAATCCTGCTTGTTTTAACCTTTCCATTTGCTTTGCTGGTGTGTTATATGCATTTTGATAATCAAATAACTCTTTTTGTCTTTTAAAGGCTACTGTTGCCGCTCTTTTACTTGCGGCATTACCGATTCCTTGTCCGAATAATCCTGCGACTGCGCCTATTCCTGCTGTTAATGGGTCCATAATTATCCTATTTTACCGTCTTCGTTAATATCTGTGTTTAACCAGTTTTCTAATAACTTTATTGTTATTTCTAATAATTTAGGCAACAAGTGTATTGCTAGTTTCTCTAATAATTTCGCTTTCATAATTTTTTGTTATATATATTTTTAATGGTAATATGTTATTGCAGATTAA